TGGCGCAGTCATCACGCCGAACGCCGAAACCTGGCTCTCAGCCGGCGCGATCTTGGACCTCAACTCGGCTCCGAAAGGCCGCCGCAAGGTCATCCAAGACCCGCTCACGCAGGCTCGCACTGTAGCCAGCCTCGCTGGCCTGCTCAACCCGAGCAGCAAAATCAGTTCTCAGTTCAACTCCGGCATGATGGGCAATGACACGCTCGGCTACGAGTCGTGGCACTCCGATCAGACGGTGATCAAGCACACGACTGCGAACTATTCCGGCACGAAGACTGTGAATGGTGCCGGTCAGACGGGCTTGACAATCGTGGTGAACGCAATCACTGGCGGCTTGAACGCGGGTGACATCATCACGTTCGCTGGCGTGAATGCGGTCAACCGCATCACGAAAGTGGATACCGGGCAGCTGCGACAGTTTGTTGTGACTGCAAACGTGGCGTCGGGCGGAACGAGCATCTCGATATACCCGGCTATCGTGCCGCCTGTTGGCGGGCAGAAAGTCCAGTACCAGACGGTCACAGCGTCGCCTGCAAACTCCGCAACGATCAGCGTTGTCACGCTGGCCGCGAGCGTGTATCGCAAGAACTTTGTGTTCTGCCCAGAGGCAGTCACAATCGCAACCGCCGACCTTATCATGCCCGAGCGTGGTGTGGTTGAGGCTGCGCGAGAGTCCTTTGATGGAGTCTCAATGCGCATGATCTCAGACTATACCATCGGCACAGACCAGTTCATCACCCGTCTGGATGTGCTCTTTGGGTATTTGTGGGTCAGGCCGGAATGGGCAGTGGCCGTGGGTGATAAGGTCTAACTGGCCCTGGAAGCGGCTCTGTCTGATCCTCCCTGGACCAGAGCCGCTTCCACCAATTTCAACTGAAGGAGAAGGTCAATGAGTGCAAATGAACACTACAAAGGCACTTGGGCGAACATGAAGTTCGCGCCATATGCGTTTCGTGAGTATCCGAAGTGGATTAAGGACTCGAAGGGCGAAGATGTGCTTGTCGAAAACAAGCGCGAAGAGATGGCAGTTGTTGCGAACGTCGAGGCGCTTGCGCCAGACGACCCAGTTGTGAAGGAAAAGAACCGGCTGCTTTCGCTCGCAGATGATCAGGCACAAGAACTGGTCAAGGCCGAGGCCGACAAGCAAGCCTTGCAAGCACAACTCGAAGAGTCCAATTCTCTGCTTATTGAGATGGGCAAGAGGCTGAAGGAACTCGAAATGCAATCCAAGGCACAATTCGACGCGCAGGTGAAACAGCAAGACGCCGCGCCGGTGCCAGAAGCCAAGCCCACTGCCAAGTCTCCCCCTCCACCCGCTCCCAAAGTCCCACCTGACGAAGGCAGCGGCCTTTCTAAGCTTCTGGGCAAATAAATGACGACAGTTCGTGACATTTGCATTATGGCGCTCAAAGATGCGGGAGTTCTGGGTGTTGGCCAGACTCCGCTTGATGAGGACATTAATGACACGTTCACGAAGCTGAATTGGATGATTTCGCGATGGGCAGTGAAGCGCTGGCTCGTCTATGTGCTCGATACTTTGAGCGTTAATTCGACGGGCCAGCAATCCTATTCAATCGGGCCGGGAGGAGATTTTAATCTCACTTATCGGCCAGATCAAATCGAGTCCGCTTTCATGCGGCAGATTAACAATCCGGGAAACTTGCCCGATTACCCGCTCGAAATCATCCATGCCCGCGAGACGTATAATGAAATCACGATGAAGAGCATCGTGTCGTTTCCAAGCTACATTTTCTACGAAACTTCATATCCTCTTGGCAAGCTCTATCCGTGGCCTGTCATGCAAGCTGTTAATTACGCCCTTTTCATCTCGATCAAAAATCAGCTTAGAAAATTTAACAACCTCTCTGATACAGTCGTCTTCCCGCCTGAGTATGAGGGCGTGATTGAAAGCAATCTCGCTATTTGGATCGCTCCCGGATTTGGAAGTGAGCCGAGTCCGACAGTTGTGGCACTGGCCAAGGACGGACTGAACACGCTTCGCAACGCCAATGCACAGATCGCGGTTTTGCGAACTCCGCGCCAAGTTCGGCGGCCAGGAGCCTATAATATCTTCTCTGACACCTATAGATAGGAGTGACTCATGGCGACTTTTCCAGCATATTTCGAGGCCGGCCCGCGACTCATTGATGGTAGCAAGCTTAACGATATGTTCAATGAGCTTTTCTCGACCGATACCGGCATTGTTGCGAATGCAGGCGGCGGACAGGCAAATGCCACACAGCTTTCCGCAGGCATGAACAAGATTGCGACCGTGACTACGGCAGCGGATTCGATCAAGCTTCCACCCGCGACCGCCGGCTCGATTTGCCTTGTGAGGAATAACTCGGCAAACGCAACGCAGGTGTTTGGCTCAAGCCCGGACACGATTAATGGTGTTGCCACTGGTACGGGCGTCTCGCAGGCTGGCTCGACGAGTGCGTTGTACTTCTGTCCAGTGTTGGGCGAATGGTATCGCATTCTGAGTGCGTAAGCAATGCAAATTCCGCTGTCGGGTGGCTCGTATACCGCGCAGAATGTTGTTGCGAATGTTCAGCGTTGTGTGAATTTGTACCCTGAGAGTAATTCTCAGGGTGCACAATATCCGTATACGTACTATCCGACTCCGGGATTGACGCTTATCGTAGCCCCGCCTCTTCCAGGTATTTATCGCTGCCTTTATCCTGCCAGTAATGGCAAGCTTTATGGCGTGATCGGCGGGAATGTGTACTATATCAATTCGAGTTGGGAATACACAAAGCTTGGTGAGATTGATAATCTTGTAACGCCAGTTGCGATGGCCGACAACGGCAACACAATAGTTGTCGTGGATGGAACGACAAGCGGCTATTTCATCAATATGCTGACGAATGTGATGGTGCAGATCGCAGATGCGAATTTTCTTGGCGCATCGCGAGCAGATTATCTCGATACATTTCTGCTGTTCAACCAGCCCGGCACGAAGAACTTCTACTCCACGCTCTCGAATGTGACGACATTCGATCCGCTTTACAAAGCAGCAAAGACTGGCTACCCGGATGATCTGATTTCGCTGATTGTGGTGCATAGAGAGATTTGGCTTCTAGGCCGTCTCACGAGCGAAATCTGGTTCAATGCTGGAAATCCAACCTTTCCATTTTCCATCGTGCAGGGTGTGTTTTTGCAGTTTGGCTGCATTGCGCCCTATTCCGTGGTTCGGCACGGACTCGAAATTTTCTGGCTTCATCAGGACAAAGACGGCAAGGCGCTCGTCATGATGGGTGTTTCGTATCAAGCGAAAACGATTAGCACCTATGCAGTTGAGCAGGCAATTCAAACCTACGCAAAAATTGACGACGCAATTGGCATGACCTACCAGATACAAGGTCATGTGTTCTACGTGCTGACGTTCCCGAGTGCGGACAAGACTTGGGTGTTTGACAAAGAAGAAGCTCTATGGCATGAATTGGCTTGGATTGACAACAACGGCATCGAGCACAGGCATCGTGCAAATTGCATGGCTTTTGCTTACGGCAAAAACCTTGCTGGCGACTGGCAGAATGGCAACTTGTATCAAGTTGATCCGAAAAACTTCACCGATAATGGTGACAAAGTAATCCGCAGAAGGTCATTCCAAACGCTCGGCAACGAGTCAAAGCGAACGCAATATAAAAGCTTTGCGGCAGACATGGGCGTTGGCGAAGGTGCGCAACTCATTAGCGGGAGTTTCAACAACGACTTCAACGATGACTTCGATATTCTCTCGGATGATCAAAGCGACCTGCAGGTCTTTCTCAGATGGAGCGATGATCGAGGCAAGACTTGGAGCAATCCGATGGGGCAAACGCTCGGCGCGAAGGGCGAGTATAGTGCAATTCCAGCGTGGAATAGACTTGGAATGGGGCGGAATAGGGTTTTCGAGTTATTCTGGTCATGCGCGACTAAGACTGCGTTGAACGGAGCCAACGTGGAAGGGCTTGTGTTGCAGTCATGAGCATAAATACTGGCTTTCCGCAATGGGCAATGAAGGTGCTGAACGATGAAGGGTATTTCGAGACTGTCTGGAAAGGGTTCCTCGAAGGATTGTGGAACCGGATGGGTGCAGGAGCAGGTGGTGGTGCAGTACAACCTGGCGGTATTGCGTTCACAGCAGCAAGCTCGGAGCCGAACGGGTGGTTTTTCTGCAATGGGCAAGCAGTTAATCGACAGCAAAATTCGAACTTGTTCAATCAAATTGGCACGACATATGGAGCGGGAGATGGAAGCACAACTTTTAACGTGCCTACGCTCCCAGACTACAGTGGAATGAAGGCAATAATTCGCACATGACAACGCTCCAGCTAGAAACTTGGCATCAGTTCTACGAAGATGCTCCGGCGCTTTGGAATGAGATTTGGGATGAGCTGAAGGGCGCGCTGAAAGAGGCGCCTGGGCAAGAGCGGATTGACCCTGATGTGGGAATGTATCAGGTGCTGGACGTGCTTGGGCGGCTCGTAGTTGTGACGGTGCGAGATGGAGAAAAGCTTGTTGGTTACACCACGACCATTCTCCAGCGACATCCACACTTCCCGACCGAGATCGCGTTCGGCGACTCGATTTATCTGGCACAAGAATACCGCAAAGGCAGTCTAGGATTGCGGCTTTTGCGCGAAACTGAGCGGCGATTGCGTGAGTTTGGCGTGAAACGCTATTTCATGCCTTTCTACGAGCGAGCCGGAATGGAGAAGCTCTACTCTCGACTCGGCTTCTCAAACGATTATCAAGTTTATTCGAAGTGGATCGGAGACTGAAATGGGTCCAGTTGCAATGGCAGTTGGCGCAGGTGTCGGCGGATTAGCCGGTGCGGCTGCGTCGATTTTTGGCTCCGACAAGCAAGCTGATGCTGCAAAGCAGGCCGCCAAAGTCCAGCGGCAGATGTACAACACAACAAGAGGGGATTTGCTGCCGTTCCAGCAGTTCGGCATCCAATCCAAGAACATGCTCATGGGGCAACTTGGCGATTTGACCAAGCCCTTCAGCATGACGCAAGAACAACTCGAACAAACTCCTGGTTATCAATTTACGCTTGCAGAGGGCTTGAAAGCCACCCAGAACTCATACGCTGCGCAAGGACTTGGATCGAGCGGCGCAGCTATGAAGGGCGCCGCACAGTACGCCACTGGACTGGCGTCTACGACGTTCCAGCAGCAATTGCAGAACTACCTTGCACAGAACATGCAGAGGTATAATATGCTTATGGGCGGAGCGCAACTTGGTGAGAACGCTGCTGCGCAAACCGGCTCATTCGGCACACAAGCAGGGGCGAATATTGGTAACTCATTGATGAGTGCAGGCAATGCGCAGGCTGCTGGCATGGTCGGGGCGGCGAACTCATTCAGCGGCGGCGTGAACAACGCGATTATGAATTACTATCAAGCTGACTTGACGAATAAGCTGATGGACAAGATAGGCTAAACAAATGGCCGAAGCCGATACCAGCATCTATGGCACACTTGGGCAGAACTTGCCTAAGTTCAATGCGCTTGACGCCGTTTCGACGTTCGCCGCAGCCCAAAATGCGCTCAACCAGAACAAGCTCTTCCAGCAGGAAAACACCGCGAGGAAGGCGCTTGGCGAGGTTATGCAGCAGGCCATCACGCCAGATGGCAAGAGCATTGACTATGACAAAGCTGCGATTTTGATGAGTGCCGATCCGAGAACGGCTTTCAAAGCGCCTGAGATTATCAAGCAGTGGATTGACCAGAAAAAAGTTCAAGCTGAAACGGTTAATCAAAATCTCGATGCTCATGCGAAGATGCAAAAAGCGTATCTGGACAAGGCGTCTTCGTACTTGCCATATGGCAACAATGTCAAGCGTGGACAGGTGATCAAGGGAATTGGCGAGCTTGTCGGCCAAGGTATGCTCGATAAAGACACTGCGATTAATATCGCGGCGACGCTTCCTGAAGATGGGCAAGCGTTGTATCAGCATCTTCGTGGGCTTGCATTGCAGTCGGAAGGCTCTGCAAAGGCGATTGAGAGCGTCTACGGCTCGCTCAACTCGCAGGAAATGGGCGGCTACACGCAACAGCAGTTTGTCTCGCCGTTCATGCGAACAATCACGCCCGTACAGACGCTCGAAAAAACTCCCACTCCTGCCGAACTCAACGAGCCAAAAACTCGCATCAATCCAATAACTCAGAAAGAAGAAATGGTTCCGCGCGTTGAGCAAGGCCCGATGTATGGCGGACTTGGCTCGCGGGTTAATCCTATCTTACAGGGTCGCGACGGCAGTAACCTTCCTGCTGGCGCACAAGGGCAGGGGGCGCCTTCTGGCGTAGGAGCGCCCCCTGCTTCCGGCTCGGGCAACGCGCTAATGCCGCAGCCATTCCAGAGTGCGCCCTACGAGCACGCTGTGACTGGCTTCTCGCCGCAAGACAAAGCGTATAAGGAAAAAGCTGGCGGCGATGTAGCGGAGATGGAGAAAAATCTCAACACGTATGTTGAGCAAGGCACTGGCATTATCATGAATATGCAGCTTGCCAATGATGCGCTTAAGCACTTCAATCCAGGCGGCGGTGCGAAGTCGTATCAGGAGCTTGCTAGGATCATGCAGGCTGCTGGCTTGCCGCAAGAAACTGTTGATAAGGTCGCGGGCGGCGATAGAGCATCAGCACAAATCTTCCAAAAGGCCATGATGGGTATTGTGCTGCCGCAGCTTAAGCAAGTCATGGGTGGGCTCGGACAGATGAACTTGGCCGAGTTCAGTTCCGTGCTTGAAGCCAACCCGAACATCGAGACCGATCCACGCGCCATTCCAGTGTTGCTGGACTACGTGAAACGCCATATCGAACTCTCGCAAGCGAAGCAGCAAGGCTTTAACGTGTGGAAGCAAAATGGGCACGATGTCACGCAGTTTGAAGCGGCGTGGAATAGAAAACTCCAGAAAGAAGGGATCAGCACTCTCACGCCAGACTTACAGAAACGCTTCAAGTCGCTCAAAGAAAGTGAATAGAAATGGCTGACGACTCAGACATTTTTGACAGCATTCTTGTGAATTCCGGGCTTGCTCCTGCTAAGGACGCATGGCAGAAAGATTTTGTTCGCGCGGTTAATAAATCGGCGAGCGAACTTGGGGTGAACGCGAAAGACCTTGCGCTGGCCATGAGCTATGAGACGGGCGGCACGTTTGACTCGTCTATGCGCGGCGGCGACACTGGCAAGCGCGTAGGGCTGATCCAGGCTGGTGATCAGGAGATGAAAGACTATGGCATTTCGCCTGACCAGACTCCTGCACAGCAAATGGAAGGCGTGACTAAGTATTTGAAGGCTCGTGGTTTGCAGCCGGGCATGGGGCTGGAGGATATTTACTCGACTATCAATGCTGGCAAGCCTGGCAAGTACGACGCGAGTGATAAGCCCGGCGAGAATGTGCTGAGCCATGTTGCGCGCATGAGCGATCCGAATGACTATCGCAATCAAGCGGCTGAGAGGCTATTTCAGGGCGAGAAGCCAGTTGCGGCGGCAGATGATGACTCGTGGGCAGATGGTATTGAGCTTCCGAAGCCGCCACTTGTAGATGGCGCTGAGCGCGAGATGTCGGCGATTGCAGGCCAGCCATTTAGCGGCCCGACTTGGAATAACTATCTTGACATTTCCAATAAGCTTCTTCTCGGGGGCGGCAAGCCAATTCTTGCTGCAACGCAGGCCGGAAAGCAGGCGCTTGCTGAGATGAATGCAGGGCGGCCCATCGGCGAAGCTATTGCGAACATGCCCGAGACCTACTCGCAAGCACGCGATGCGTACACGCAAGCACACGAGCAGTGGGCGCAAGAAAATCCCGGCGCGGATGCACGGAATATGATCCTTGCTCCGCTCGTTCCGACAGTCGCACTTCTTGCAGCGACAAAAGGCAAAGCTACGCCATTACTTGAAGAAGGGCTTGCTTCGATGTCGCCTCGCTATGGGCCACAAGTTGCGAAGTTTCTGACAGGCGCGGCAGGTGAAGGCGGCTCAGGAATTCCGAATTTCTTGCTCAAGAGTGCCTCGCGGGCGGCCAGTGGTGCGGCGGAAGGCGGCATGGCAGGGGCGCTGCAAAGCGGCCTGACTAACAACTCAATTGGCGATAATGTTGCACTTGGAGCGGAGCTTGGCGGAATTATCAGCCCGGTAGTTGGCGCGCTGGCGCCGAGTGTAAGGGGGCTGTTCAATGCGGCGATTAGCAAGCCAATTGCAACGATTGCTTCGAAAGCGGCTGGCTTGGGGATTGATTTGAAAGCTCCTCAACTCACGACCCGCTTCTCGGGCTTTTTGCCGAAGGTTGTTAAAGAAGCGGGCGATGAGCAGCTTTCGCAATATGGGCGGGCTCTTTCGAAGGAGTTTGGCGAAGACACGCCAGAGCTTACTCGTGATGTTGTGCAGAAAGCGAAGGGCCGAATTGGCAATGATTTTGAGACGTTCGCTCAAGGAGTCCAGAATAACATCGGTGACGTGCCACTGTTGAAAGGCTTGTCACAGACAAGGGCTGATGTTTTCAACATGAGCGGCGATGTTAAAAATCCCGACTACATTGCTGCAAAGCACTGGATTGGGATAATTGGGCGAGCGGCACAGAATGGATTGCTGGACGGTGAAACATTTCGCTCCATCACAAAGCGCGGCTCGCCATTCATGAGCGCCTTTGTGGACTCGGATAATCCAAACAAGCGTATGATTGGTAATAAGATTTATGGGCTTTTGCAGGATGCGCTGGTACGCAATGCTCCTGCTGCGGTTGTTGATAAACTTAAAACTGCTCGACAGCAGTGGTCTGCGCTCAAGCAGCTTGAACCTGTTATTGAGAAGTCTTGGCCAAGCGGCGTGGTCAATCCACAAAGCATGGCTTCGTTGAAAGGCAGCAACACTGGGAACTTGAATGATCTTGCAGAGATTGGGCAATTGCTGCCGAAAACTGCAAAGACTGGCGAGGCCAAAGCGCCGGGCGGAGATGAGGGCATTCTCGGGTTCTTGCATAAGCTTCCTAAGTCGCTGCAATTTGGTGGCACAGCGGCGGGCGGCGCGTATGCGGCTCATGCTGGCATAGAGCCTGCGATGAATATGATTTCGAGTAATCCAACGCTTGCAGTTGGAGCAGCGTTGACGGGTGCGGCAGGTGGTGCGGGGCTGGTTATGAACAAGTACGTCCAAAAGCTCATGCTTGATCCACGTTTCCGTGATATTCTCGTTGCGAAGGGCCTCGGCCAAGGTGCTGGCGAAATGCCTCTCAGTGCCGCTGCTATGAGCGCCGCACAAGAGCAAGCGCCGACTGTGCTTGGAACTGAACTCTATGAAGGGGGCGAATAAATGCCGGTCCTGCTAATACCAAATGGCCAGCAGCTATTCGTAGATAATGACGGCGTTCCGCTTCAGAGCGGCACGGTTGGCATGTATGTGCCCGGAACACTGACGCAGAAGGACACTTGGCAAGACCCGGATCAGAGTGCGCTGAATACGAACCCGATCTTACTGGATGGCGCGGGACGGGCGATTATCTGGGGAGCAGGCGACTATCGGCAAATTGTCAAAGACGCACTTGGGAATGTGATCTGGGATCGTGAGACGAGCGCAGGAACTGGGCAAAGTATTTATTGGGGTGGCGTATCAGGTGGCTCGCCCAATGCCCAGACCCTTACCATTCCAGGCTTTTCGTTCGTGGACGGTGCGACAGTTCAATGGGTTGCGTTCTACTCCAACACAGGGCCGCTTTCTATACTCGCCAATAGTGATCCGCCCGTTAGCGTGTTTGCCAATTCGCAATCCGGCGCGAGTCCGTTGATTGGGGGTGAAATTCTTGCTGGCAATATCGTGACTATGGTTGCTGATACAACGCTCGGGGGCTTTAGGCTTACCAGCGGCACAGCAAGCATTCGGAATTTGAATGTCCTTGGGACGCTGAGTCGGACTGGCATTCTTACAGTCGCACCTGTTGGCGCGGACTTGAATGACTTCGACCCGCCCGGTGTGGAGGACTCGTCAGTTCTGCGCCTCTCTGCGACTGTGCCAATTAATTGGTCAGGATTGAATTCTCCTGCTGTGGACGGCACGTACTACACAGTTGACAATTACGGCACTCAAACGATCACGCTTCTTGCGAACTCGCCGAACTCCTCACCGGGCAATCTCTTTCTCATGCCTGTGAATTATCCGCTCTTGCCAAGCACGTCTATCGAGTTGCACTATGACGGGGCGAGTGCAGGCTGGCGAATGATTGGCGGCTCGCTCAATAATCGCGTCACGCTCAATGCAGATCGCACGTATTTTGTGAGTGCGAGCGGCAGCGACTCGAATGACGGACTTTCTATCAGCACGCCGTTTTTAACTATTCAGAAAGCAGTTGATACTATTTCATCGCTGGATTTTAATGGCTTTGCAGTCACGGTTCAGCTTGCAGATGGGACGTATACTGGTGGTGCAATAATTGCGGGACGGAATGTTGGGCAGAAGAATGTTGATGATTTTCTAATTCAGGGAAATCTTGGAACTCCTGCAAACGTTATTGTTTCAACAACTAGTGCAGATTGCTTTAGTGTCAATGATGGGGCAATGTGCAAGCTTGATGGCATGGAGTTAAGAACTGCTATTGGCGGAAGTTGCATTTCTGCTTTTAATCTTTCTCGCGTTAATTTCGGAGCCTTGCGATTTGGCGCCTGTCAGGTGGGCCATCTTAATGCACAGTACGAGGCAATCATTTACACAACTTCGAATTATAGCATTACTGGAAGTGCTGGCGGACATTACTCAGCCTCTAACAACGGCTATATTCGAATTGACAACTCGCCAACTATTACGATTACTGGAACGCCAACTATTAGCATTTTTGCGCAAGGAGTGCTGTTTGGTCGGATCATGGCGGCAGGCGCTGTGTTTAGCGGAGCAACTTCTGGTGGCGTAAAATATCAAGTTTCAACTGGCGGAATGATTGGCTCTGGCTCAAATATCAATCTCTTTCCGGGCGCGAGTCCTGGAACTGGAACGGACTTTCAGACTTCACCTTTTGGCTGGTATCATTAAATGACTGTTCTGCTCATACCAAATGGCCAGCAAGTTTTTCTCGATAATAACGGGAACCCGCTCCAATTTGGAACGGTGGAGATGTACGTTCCAGCAACGCTGACACCAAAAAACACTTGGCAGGATCAAGCGCAAAGTGCGCTGAATTTGAACCCGATTCCGCTCGATGGTGGCGGGCGGTGCACGATTTGGGGGGCGGGTGATTATAGGCAGATTGTGAAGGACTCGCTCGGAAATGTGGTGTGGGATACAACTACAACTGCTGGAACGGGCCAGAATGTTTATTGGGGCGGACTGTCGGGTGGAGCGCCAAATGACCAGACGCTAAGCATTCCAAGCTTTGTGTTTGTGGATGGCGCGACGGTGCAGTGGATTGCACTCTTTACCAACACAGCTGCGCTTTCAGTCACGATCAATGGCGTGACGTATGATGTATTTGCGAACTCCGCCTCCGGCGCGAGCCCACTCATAGGTGGTGAAATAATCGCTGGCAATATCGTGACAATGGTTGCTGATACGTCAATTGGTGGCTTTCGTCTCACCAGCAGCACTGCAACGATCCGCAATTTGAACATACTCGGAACATTCATTCGATCTGGCGTGCTGACAATCGCGCCTCTCAGTACAAGCATTGACGACTTCGACCCACCCGGAATTGAAAACTCGTCCGCGATAAGAATTGCATCGACAATTCCAATTAACTGGTCAGGGCTGAACGCACCTTCGAGCGAAGCATATTATACGGTTGACAACTACGGGACGCAGCCAATCACGCTTCTTGCACAAAGCGGGCTCTCTGCGGCCGGCAATCAGTTCTTAATTGCTGACGACTTCTTGCTCGGGCCAAATACTTCCGCAGAGTTTCATTACGATACTACCAGTGCGGGATGGAGGATTATTGGAAGTGGGATTGGGGCGAGAACGCAACTGCTGGCGAATAGGACGTATTTTGTCAGCACGACGGGAAGCAATTCGAATGATGGACTTGCGGCTGGCAGGCCATTTCTGACTCTTCAAAAAGCTCTCGACACGATCACGCCACTTGATTTGAACGGGTTTTCGGTCACAATTCAACTTGCAGATGGCACTTACACAGATGGCGGAATTGTATCGGAGTTGGTTGGCCAGCTTTCTACTGCTGCGCTGACCATTCAAGGCAACATCGGCAATCCAGCGAATGTGATTATCAATGCAGCAACTGGAGATGCGCTCAAGGCGCAAAGTGGCGGGAAGTGCTTTGTGACGGGCGTAGAGTTTCGCTCTGTTGCAGGAAATGGAATATACGCTCTTGATAGAGCAAATATTGATGTTGGAGTGGTTCGGTTCGGAGCTTGTGCAAGTGATCATGTACAAGCTGAAGGTTACGCGGAAGTTAAATTTCAGTCGAGTTATACAATTGCAGGATCGGCTGCGTCTCACTGGTTTGCTTTCGATCATGCAATTTGCCGTGTGACTACAAGCATAACAATCACTCTCACAGGAACTCCAGCTTTCTCACAAGCATTTGCACTTACATCGCTTTACGGGTTGGAAGTGTTTTCCAACATTGTGACGTTTTCGGGTGCGGCAACTGGAACACGTTATAATGTTGCGTTGACATCGGCTGTTGCTGTGAATGGCTCTGGTGCAACGTACTTGCCGGGGAATGTAGCTGGCACAGGGGCGGGATCGTACTTCTAATGACCAAGAAAACACCAACTCAGCTCACCGCCGAAATCGCCACGAACCTGCCGACAAATGGCCAGCAGCTAATCACTGCTGCAATCGTCCGCTCGACGCTTGGCGATTTGATGGACTCCTTCTCGCAAGTTTTGCCGACTGTGATAGGGTTTAGTCCGTACACGGTGCTGGACTCGGCGCGGCAGAATATGCTGACTATCTCGCGCGCTTCGCCCACGAACGTGCTCTTGCCACAGCCCGGCGCGGTGCCGGGAGAGTTCGTGAACGGCTGGTCGAGTGTGGTTGTGAACATTGGCTCGGGCACAGCCACGATCATTCCGCAGGGCGGAGCGCTGATTAATGGGCTTGCGAGTATTGCACTTGCGACGGGATTTGGCGCGATCATTGCAAGCAATGGAACGAACTACTTCGCCTCAGTTATGAATGCTGGTGGAGTGGGCTCGACCATTGCGGCAATCCCGCTCATTGTGTCAGGGAGCCCAATTTCGACTGGCATCGTTGCGGACATCTACGTGCCGTTCGCTTGCACAATCAGCGAAGTAACCCTCTTAGCAGACACAGTTGGAAGTGTGGTGTTCGACATCTGGAAAGCCCCTTATGCATCCTATCCGCCAACTGTTGCAAACACCATCACCGCTGCCGCCAAGCCGACCATTGCAGCAGCTAACAAATCGCAAGACGGCACACTCACAGGCTGGACAACGAGCATCTTCGCAGGAGATTGCTTGAGATTTAACATCGACAGCATTGCAACAATTCAACGTGTGGAGTTAACTCTGAAGGTGCTGAAATGACGAGATTGAAGAAGGCTGAAGGTTATCTTATGGTGGATCATCGAGCGAGTCCGGGAATTCCAACTGAACTTGCGATCAAGCTTGGGCTCGATCCAAAGCTTGTGGGCGAAGGCAAGCTTATGGAAGCAGCAACGCTTACTTGCGGGCATTGCAGAAGCGTTGTGATTGTCAATCCGCTGCGAACGCGCGAGCGCGCGCATTGCTTCAAATGCAATTCTTATATTTGCGACGGCTGCAAGGCTGTCGGCAAATGCCGTCCATTCACGCAAGTTGTGGACGATGTAATGGACGGTAAGACACCAATTCCGGTGCTTGCCAGAGACCTAAAGGAGTAATCGAAATGGCTAAAAGACTCTTCCACGCGACCAACTGGACGCCTACTGCTCAGGCGGACACGACCGCACTGACGAACGCCACCTACATGGCGCTCAAAGGCGGTTCGGCTACGCAGCTGATCAATATCGTTGAGGTTGAGATTGGCGGGCTGGCTGGTACGACCTCACCAACCATTATGCAGCTTGCTCGTGCGAGCACGGTCGAGACCACGCCTACGGCGCTGGCTTCGCCCAACTCGGATGGCCCGGTGCACCCCTCCACAGCGGCGCTTGCTGCCCCGCCTGTGAGCTTCGTAGCGGCCGCGACTGGCCCGCAGAGAAGCGCGGTGACAAGCGATGCAAAACTCGACCTCTCGCTCAATGCGTTTGGCGGGGTGGTCAGGTGGCTGGCGCAGCAGGGCGCGGAGTTTTCTCAGCTTGGCAACACCGCTTCGCTGGGCGAGACGATCCTCTCCGCGTTCACTGGCGGCACGGTTGGTGCAATCAGCGCGCATATCATGTATGAGCCGTACTAGGAGGTTCCAGTGTTAGCAAGGCTCTATAATATCGCAAGAATGACAACTGCCACGACTGGCACAGGCACAATTACGCTTGGAGTCGCGCTTCCGAGTTATTTGAGCTTTGCTTCCGCTGGAGTTTTAGATCAAGACGTTGTTACATATGTGATTGAGGACGGGGCAAATCGCGAAATCGGAGTAGGCACATACACCAGCGCAGGAGCAACTCTCTCTCGCGATACGGTTTTGAACTCCACAAATGGCGGGGCAAAAATCAGCCTTAGCGGAAATGCGTTAGTTTACATCGACGCTTCGGCTGATGATATTCAAAGCTCGTATCGTATGCTTGGAGCGTCCGCGGCTGCGTCCAGTGTAACAGGAACGCTTACTGAAACTGCTCTAGCAACGGTAACGGTTCCTGCGAGTTCTTTGGGGGCAAATGGGCGAATTCGTATTTTTGCGTTGTTTAGCTTTACGAATAGCGCAAACAGCAAAATCATGCGAATTCGATTTGGTGGAATTGCTGGAGATATATTCTTAACCAACACTCAAACGACGAATGCGACACTGTTCTGTACCAAGGAATTTGCAAATAGAAATGCAACAAACTCACAGGTTGCCTTTGCGCAAGGCCAGCCAGGTTTTGCCGCCACGACTGCTGCTGTTACAACAGGCACTCAAGACACGACTGTGAGCAAGGATGTTGTTATAAGTGGACTACTGGCGAACACTGGCGAAACGATTACGCTGGAAAGCTATACCGTTGAAATGTTGAGACAGGCGTAATGCTTGGTAATAGGCCAATTGGAGGAAATGCTCTTGGAGGAGCCGATCAAGATCCTCCAAGAGTAACTATTTGGGCTGTTCCCTATAAGAAAGTAAAAGTTGCAGTTGGCTGGACGAGCACATTCGTCCCACTTCCAGAAGCGCCAATTCCTGCCAATCGCGCATACTCGTGGCCCATTCCAAAACCCATTCGACTCCGCACCGAGTCGATGACATGGACAAGCCGTTTTCCGCTCGAAATTCCTCCACCCAGGCCATATATCTGGCCACAGCCAGTTCGGACAAGGCCACCCGCTCTTGGCTGGATATTTACCACTATCCCACCGCCGGCTGCTGCTCCGCCACCTCCGACTGTGCTTTGGCCACAGCCTGTTCGCGTGAAGCCTCCCGCACTTGGGCACATCTTCACGGTTGTGCCGCCGGAACAAGCTGCTCCTCCACCATTTCCTACTAACTGGCCGCTTCCGCCTCGCCCACGTCAAGTTGCACTCGGATGGGTTTCTACGACTGTTCCGCCGGAGGTTGTGCAAACTCCAGTCGTGCCGTACATATGGCCGCAACCATATGCAAAGCGCGCAGTCCAAATTGGCTGGATCAACGCTCCTATCCCGCCCGTCTCGCCGAGTGTGCCGCAGATTTGGCAACTGCCGCAGCCACGCCGTAATGCCGCGCTCGGCTGGACGCATAGCGTTGCGTTGCAGGCCACGCCACAAAGCTTACCACCTGGGCGCGTCATGATGCAAATGCCAGCACCTCGCGCAAAGCAGAGCGCGCTCTTGACTTGGACGAGCCGTGTTCCGCCGAGTGTCGTGGCTGCAATTGTGCGTGTTCAGACTTTTATCTTTGGGTGACACATGAAGATGACGCCGCTTGAATTGTTCGACCAAATGAACACGCTCCTTGCGACGAACGAGGACAACCAGATCACGGCGGCAGATGTGCGGCAGTTGCTGGGGAATTTCATCGATACCTTCTCGCAAGTGCTCGTGAACGTGGTCACGACTTCGCCCTATGTTATACTCGATGCAAATCGAGGAAATTTAACTGTTGTGAACAATGCAGGCGCAACGGCTGTGAGCATTGCACAAGCCGGCATTGGCTCGATGTTTGTGGCAGGCTGGTCAACACAGCTTCGCAATCAAGGAGCGGGCACGGTCACGATCACGCCAGCTATTTCACAGATTAATGGGGCTGCGACGCTTGTGCTAACTACTGGCAAGAGTTGTGAAATTGTGAGTGATGGAGTTAATTATTGGGCAACTGTTGCGAGCCCAACATGACACTTGGCCCACGATTTATTAGGATGCGTCAGGACGGGCGATTGCGTTTCGGGCCATCCATCTACCGCCAATAGGCAAATCGCCGCAATGGTGCGGCGTATTCAACCCTATTGGAAACGAAAGGAACCACGCCTATGTCAACCCTTATCTTCGGAGCTATCTGCGCTGCTGGCGGCCTTCTTGCCGGTTGGGTGCTCTTGCCAGAGCCCAAGTTCATTCGCGACTTCTGGGCCGCGCGTGGCTGGACTGATCGGGACTAATTCGTATGATCCAGATCACAGAAGACCTTCTTGCCAGTCTCAGCACGAAGGAGAAGAAAGAGTTTCTGCCAGACTTGGCAGATGCTATGAATGAGTTCTTGCCGAAGTATGAGATCGACTCGAGATTACGAGTTTGTCACTTTCTCGCGCAAGGACTTGAAGAGACGGATGGATTACATACGCTGGAAGAATACGCGAGTGGACAAGCGTATGAAGGGCGGCGTGATCTGGGCAATACGCAGCCCGGTGATGGGAGGCGGTTTAAAGGCCGAGGCATTTTCCAAATCACCGGGCGGGCAAACTACGAGACGATCGAGCGAGAGCTTGGAATTGATGCAATTGCCGACCCGGCGTTGCTGGCAACTCCTCGCTATGCAACGTGGTCGGCTTGCATTTACTGGGCGAAGCATGATCTGAATAGGTTCGCTGACGTGGATGACATTCGCACAATCACGAAGCGAATCAATGGCGGGTATAATGGACTGGCGGATCGAGAGATGTATCTTGATCGAGCGAAGAGGTTGATCAAATGATACCATTTTCGCTGTACGCAATTGGCGGCTTGGGATTGGCAACGGTCCTAGTTGGAGGCTGGGGATATATCGAGCATCAGGCAAAGCAAAATGCCGAATTGCGGCTCGGGGCTGAGCAAGAAGCAAATCGGAAGAACCAAGAAACAATCACGACGCTGACCAAGGCAACAGAGATTGGCAGCCAAGTGGCAATTGAACTGAGTAATCAGCTTGCGGCTCTTACCGCAAAGCAGGAGCAAGAAGATGAGGCAATCACGCAACTCGCGAATAGCGACTCGGATATTAAAAAGTTCCTTGCTACTCCTGTGCCTGATCGGCTTAGGTGCTTGTGGGAGCACCAAAAGTGTGAGAACGGAGCTGCGAGTACTCACGCCCCATGAAATGCCGCCCTGCGCAAAGCCAAGTGGCAGCCTCGCTACAATTGCGGACTTGGACAAGCGTCGGCGGACGAGCGAAGCTAAACTCGCAGCATGTGACGCACAGCGCGCTGCGACGAACGAAGAAATTAAACGGCTGAAATCCCTCGGGGCGAAATGAAATGGAAGACCCTGGAATTGTGCAAGAACTTCTAAAGCTCGGCCTGCCGGGCGTCGTGCTTGTAGTGTTGGGATGGTTTGCATGGCAGTTGTATAAAGAAAATCGGCAGGTTTCAAAAGATCGTCTGACAGACTCGCGGGCGGATACGGATAAGGCATGGGCAGCGCTGAATGCTGCGGCAGCAGCACAGCAATCAACTGCTGATGCAATGCGGCAACTGAAAGAAGTAATCGACACGGCGATACTCCAAAGGAGATCGTAATGAGTTTGATTAAAAGGATTTTGGATTACCTCGCGCCGGAAAGTTCAGAACAAATTGAGGCTGAAGAAGAGAATATTGTTTTCGATAAAGGCAAAGTCGATGAGGCGTTTTTTGAGGCGCTGAAAACGGCAAGAAGTATGCGAAAGACTGCGGATGCGTTCATTGCAGTCGGCGAACTGTATGTGAAAGACATCAAGGAGCGAACTAATGCAAAGACTTCTTCGAGGGCTAAGAAGTCCTAAGAGTTGGATTGCGGTTGCACCATTGCTGGTGTTTTTTATTAGCGTGCTTGTGCTGCCGCCGAATACAATAGCAATTATTACTAATGGGCTGGATATTGGCGGATGGGTGCTTTTGATGTACGTGCTGATGCCAGTCTGGGTGCGCTTGCTGCGACGTGATCGCGAGTCGCCTGAGTCGTATTTGTTTGGTGCGGTTATACTCATGACGAGTGCAATTGCGGCATCGAGGCTTTGGTCGCTTGCGATTATTGTGGCAGGCAAGCCTGCTTGGATGATTAATCATTGGTTTCAGAGCTTTTGCTATCTAATGGTTGGGCTGAGTATTTTCTACTTGCTTAGTGTACCTGGATATAAGCTGTCGATGAAGTATGTGATGTGGGCGCTGTTAGTTGCGCTCTGTGTGATGGCGTTTCTTGTGATGTATATAGGAGAATGAAATGACAATCCCATCTGGACTGCTCGTGCTCGTGCTTATGCTGATTGGAATTGTTTTCGCGATTATCAATAATGAAACGAAAGGCTCGGTGTTTTGGTTCTGGCTGGCACTGCTTTGTGCGATTATTCTCTGGCTTTTCCGTATCTAGCCCACCTTTAATTCTTAAACAGTCCCACCACACCTATCCAACCGGACTCCAATCCGTCTTTGGAATAGGCTCGAACATCTGCGAGCCACTATAACGTTTCAGCACGTTCGACCGCTCGGCGACTTCCAGCACACGAAGAACTCTATCACTCGGCACTCGCTGTGAAAGAAAGGAAATCAATCGCGACTCGTGAATTGATTTCTTGTCCTTGACGAACATTTTCCACATGAAGAAATGCAAGTCTTGGATGACCTGCCCGTCTGACTGATGCACCATTTCCTTGAACACGTCTGGCATGTAGAACTCGACCTCCAAGAGCCACGCCTTTGCACGCTGGAAGTCCAAATCCGTAACAACGAGCGTCTTATTGCGACTTGCAGAGCTAATCATACAGAGTTTGATAAGAGTTAGAATGCGGCGCCCGTTGTAATGCTGGAGTTTATTGTGCTCTGGGATGGGTGCGAGGCCGGATTTTAGCCATTCGGAGATGTTTTTCTTCACATCCGGCTCGTAGCTGAACCCTCCGATCATGTTCAGAAATCGGTTCATGCCGTCGAAGAGGAGTTTCCGAAGGTGCGGATCGCCTGTAGTGGAGTCATCGTTTGTATCCCAAATGTCGATCTGGGGGGTGGATTGGGAGTAGACCATGATCATGCGCGACATAAAGCCCATGCCCCATGCTTCCTCGGGGAGGATTGAGGCAAGAAAGGCTGGCTGTGTGCCGCCGAGTATGGTTGTGATTGGATTGACAAGATCGACGTTTTTGGAATGGCGCTTTGAGTCACGATAGGACGACTCGGCGTCGTAGATTTTATTCAGCACATTGAGGAATTCGGTGTCATGCTTAGGAACGAGAGTGCCGAATTCGCTTGCAGAGACGCAAAGCGAATGATATTCGAGTAAATTTGCGCCATTGTTTGTCGGGAGCTTTGTCGCGGCGAGTTCTAGTTCATCGAGAAAACTCGCTTTGGAAACGCCATCGGGCGCGATGTGGAGTTTGCCTTTTGTCGAGGCCCACATTTCGCGCCCCGAGTTTATAGCCATTCCCTTGCCGACCGCTGGTAATGCCATGAGGAGCGTGAAGAGGTTTGGAAATATCGGCCCCGGCTTGAGTTGGGTCCAGACACGTCTTTCCAGCGCCCCGCCAATGGTTGTAATTCCGCTCCATAGGCGGAATATGTCAGGCGTAGGTTTGCCTTGTGTGTACTCCATGAAGGAGTCTATCCAGTCCACAATGCGCCTCTGTCAGGTAAAAGTTATTCAAAGCGCATTCTTTTGGCATCTTGCTGGCTGAATATTCCTTCTATGCGATCTTCTCGGTTTTTGACTGAAGCCCCGCATTTAGGACAGCGCAGATCATGCTCGCGTCCAAGTCCTTCATCCAGCAATCGTCGGCAGCATCTGCAAAAGCTTAAAATTATTTTCATGTTCGTTGTTGCCACTTCTTGATGCTCTTCATTTCACATGACCCTCTGTAAGCCGGTTAAACGTGTTCTCTCGTCTTGTCCTTTGAACTTTTTCAAGCCATTAGGATTAATTCGCTCATGATAGTTGCCCCAATTCCACCCAGACTTAGGCTCGCCCGGAATTATGAACTTGCGGCCTCTGTGTCCGAGTAGCACCTTGCAGAATTCCAGTGCGATCTTTACAACTTCTGCTTCGTTGTCGCCTTCGCGGAACTGGAAATAAAGCGCATCGTGAACCTGAGCGAGGAGTTGAACTCGCTTGCCCATGTGCTTCCAAATACGCCACAGAGCGAGGTTCAGGCGCATAGCGGTGGATGACTGGGGCGAGAAGGCAATCGCCTCGCGCAGCGTTGTGTCGTCGTTCGGTCGGCCGAAGAAGTGGCGTGTGGCACCGAATGGAGTTGTAATCGCGTGGGGGTGGGTTTGGATTTGCTGTGCAACCCATTGATGCCAGCGTGGAATGCCGGGATAGGCAGAGAAGAACTTCTGCTGAAATTCTTCCATCATCTTGACCGTGACTTTCAAGTGGCGCGACATGGTGAATGGAGTTCCATAGTAGGTCGTGCCGTGGCCACCGCGCTTGCTCATATCACGGTAGGAAAACTCGCGATAGAAGGTTTGGTCGGCAATTGCTCGGTCGTGCTTCGGGTCGCCGTTCCACGCGAAGTTCGGCCAGATGAGTTTGCATGTGGTTGTGTGCAGATCGCCCGACTCGCAAGCATCAAGATACGTCGAGTCGCCGAAGAGTATCCATAAGAGCCATCCGACTTCTCGGCTCTCCGCCTGTTCCAAATCAATACCGATGAGCTTCCAGCCATCATCGCTGACGAACATCCTGCGAATGGAACGCTTCTTGGATCGCTCCAGATCATCGGGGTCTTTTTTGATATTCTGGATGTTGCCGCCGCTGCCATACGCATCAGCGCTGGACGAAAAGCGCCATGTTTCAGTTCCGCCGATGTTGTAACTCGTGTACATGCGCCCGTTTCGAACTTCGGTGCGGAGCACTTCGAGTTGCTTTTTGTAATCGCGGATTGCAAGAATGCAGTTGATTATTGGTATGGCGTGGAAATAGACTTGGAGCTTTTCGAGTGTCTCGCGCCCCATTGAGAGCTTTTTCTCGCCCTTAATGGAAGTCCAGATTTCTGGAAGCTTCATCGTGCCATAGAAGAATTCTTTGAGTTGGTCGGGCGAACGTGGGTTGAGTGGCTTGCCCCAGACCGCCTGAGCGAACTCATCGAGCATACTTTCGAGATGGCGTAGCACGTCCTCTTCGATATGCTTGATGGCAGATTGACGTTCAAACTCGTCAATTTTAAATCCACGAAGCTCCATCTCCAAAACAGGCCCTTGCAACGCACGCTCGAAATTGTACGCAATTGGCGGCTCGTTGAAGAGATGCCGCAGTTCACCAAGCACTTCCATCGTCACACAACAATCCAGCCCGTTATAGGTTTGGTGTGAAGTGTGAGAGTCGAGTTGTCCCGGTGCGAGTTCGTGCGTTGCAATGATTGGCATGCGTTACCAGACTACTTGATCGTCGTAAAGCCCACGACAAAGTTTTTCGAATTTATGCTGGTCAAGGTTGCGTTTGAAGACTGGAATGCCAGCATCATCTGCAAGCTTCATGCCATACTGCATCCCAGTCGTTATGCCAAGATCAATATACACAACACTTGCTTCTGCAACGCTGCGCCACACTAATCCAGCCTCAATACCGCGATTGCGATCCGCTTCGATTTCGTCTCGCAATATTCCCGGCTGAGTGTAGAGAAGATGCGAGGCGATTGGTGCTTCGAGGCGCTGGATACAGTCCATCACGCAGAGCCGCGCGTAGATGATATTTCTGCCTCGTTGGATTTTTGCGATTGCTATGCTCGGGTCTTTTCCGGCATAGGGCGACTCAAGAATGACCCGTTTCATTTGGCGCTCTTGTAGAACTGAACTTCGTAATATTTGGCGTGGGCTGGTGTGTAGATGAAGATCGTGTTGCCTTGCAGATAGCGTTTACGCAGCTCTTCTGCAAAGGCACCATAAATTTCATTGCCGTAAAGTGGCAGAGTTATTGCTTTGCGCTTTGGATTTTGCAAGATCGGGCCTTCTTTCCAATTCCAGCCTTTATTCTTTGCTGTGACAAGTAGGTCGTGCATGAGATGCGACCGCTGTGACTCCATGATTTCCCACCGAGATAAAGCAGGTGGTGCTGGCTGGATCGGTTCGATTTTGAGAAATGTGGGGTTGCTCGTTGGCATGGTGTCGTATTTCAGGCCGACTTTCGAAGCAGGCGGAGAGTATGGGATAAACCCAAAGAGTTTTTTTAGCATCGTAAACATTTCTTTTCCTTTCATTCGTCTCGTTTCAGTTCTTCTTTGTTCTCTCGCATTAGCTTCCAAGAGGCTTCATCTGTGTAGATGCTGCCTAGGAAGCCGAGAGACTTTTGAAGTTCGGGGTAGATGGAATGGTGGAGAAGCATTGTGTCGTCTTCGCAGTCGCGTGGGAGGATTGCCATTTGCACGATGTACTGCAAGTCATACAATCCATTCTGGAAGACTTTCTTGCCGGGGAGTTCTTCTAGTATGTAGCGGACGATCTTCCAAGCAGCGATTTCGTCTTCGAGCGTTGGCCAGTAGTGGCCATCTGGCTTGCGACGATCGAGAAAGGGAATGACAAGCGCGTGACGCGGATTTGGCGCAAAGCCAATACACGTGATCATGCCGCCGCTTGTTTCGATGTCAACAGCGAATTCATCTGCACGTGCGAGATGCTTCTCGATCCACGCATGGATTTCGTCAAAGGTTGGGTCGATTAGTACCCATCTGGCAGGGCGGCGAATGTCGGGGAATTCGCTTTGGCGCGCGGCCTTGAGCAAATCCGCTACGACTATCGGCCGTAGCGACCAGTTGCGAAAAAGCGCGGCGGGATGATAGGTTGGAAGGAGTTTAAGTCTTGGGCAGAGATTGCCAATTGCAACTGTGCCACGCAGCGCTCCGATCTTGGCGACGCCGAAGAGTGCCCAACAGGCTTTCGCGCCGAGCGGAATGACGATGTTGGGGTTGACAGCTTCGAGTTCGTGCTTGAGGCGCTGGATGTGAGGCAAGAACTCCGGACGCAAATACTTGCCTTGACCGAGTGGTTCGTGGTGGTAGTCCTTCCCACCGACTTCTTTTTTCTTAGCGCAGAAAAGATCAAAATTATTGCTCGGCGGACGAAGCGGAATGAAATTCGTCAAGAAGCAATCCCTTCGCGCAATTCCCGCTTCTTCTAGCAATCTCGTTAACTCTTGTCCGCTTTGCCCTTGGAATGGCAGCCCTACCATGTCTTCTTGCTCGCCAAATGCCTCACCAACGAGCGCAATCTTTGCGTTGCGTGGACCGCTGGTGTGGGCGAATGGCGTGAGTGGATCAGGGCGAACGTAATTCATGCTGCAAGAAGTCGCTCTGCAAGAGCTTCGACACGGACGTGGAGTTGGAGTAGGCTTCCATCGTTTGTGATTACGTGATCAGCTTCGAAAAATCGTGCTTCGGTTTCAGAGCGATGCGAGTCGCCCTCAAAGCCGGGACGTGTTACGCGAATTATAATTCCATTGAGTTGCTTGATTGCGCGATATTCGTTCATGAAGCGCAAATCTTCAACAAGAATTAAATCGCTTGGATGCCGCTTGCAACCAGCACTCCAGATGTTAACCCAGAAGTTTTCTCCAAGCAAGTCTCTGCCCCATTCTGTGCCGAGAGTTTGCATAGCATAGCGCGTGGACTTGTTTTGCCAGATGTTAAGATGCTCTTCTTTCATCGAGCCCCATAGACAGTCTTTTGCAAATTGCTCTGAATAGCCGTAGCGTTGCATGAGGCAGAGAAGCATTTCTTTGAGTGGGTCGGCGAAGTTTTGGGAACGAACACCAAGACGTGACACAGCGACCATTCTAATTCCCTTGACAACTTCGCTCTTGCCAGAGCCTTTCGGCCCGCTAAGCGCAATGACTTTCATGTTTTTGCCCCGAGCATAAATTGCAGAAATGCTTCTGCGCCTTTGATGATATGGTCTGTGTCTACGCCGCTTCCTGCATAAAAGCCGATTGACAAATGAAGAGCCTTCTCACGAAGCTCGATTGTGTCATGCGCGGGGGGAGCTTTGTGCAAATCGGCCTTCTGCTTTGTTTCTTCAGCTAAAGGATTGTACTCGTCTATTCTATGTTTGGCCATGATCTTATTTCTCCGTTGCACGCTTGAGGGCGCGGAATTTTTTCAGAGCAATTTGTGCGCCTTCAAAATGCTCCTTGTCGCGTTCAATTCCAAACACATAGTTCGCGCCGAGCGACTCGGCGGCACGAAGCGCAGAGCCACTGCCGCATGTCGGATCGAGCAGGCGAGTGTTTTCATCCACGAACATTTGGAAGAAGTACCGCAGCACCGGCTCAGGCTTTGTGGATGGATGGAAGGCTTTGTCGGTTGGTGCGGGGTAAGAGTTACTCGTTGCTTTGATGATAAATCGATCTTCACGCGATGCGATGAATGCAGACTCGACTATTCTTCGCGGCCCGCGTTTTGCATCTGGTAGAATGCCAATGTTGTCTGACTTGTGCCAGAAGAGTGGCACGTTTTGAAATGCAAGCGAGGGAGCTTTTTTGCGAAAACGCTCCAGCGTGGATGTGTAGTAGTCGAATGGAAACCAGAACACGAGATGGGCGCTTGGCGACATGACGCGATTGAGGTTCTCGCAGAGACAGTCGATGAGTTCCCAATACAAGTCAGGCTTGTCGTCGTAATCGTGCTCGCCTTTGGTGTTGGCCTGCTTGCCAGCGAAAACGTTGATGCCGAATGGGAAGTCACAATGGATGAGATTGAACGGACGGCCCTCATAGCGCGGAGCCCATTCCAAGAAGCTTCCCTGTAAGATGGACTCCTCGACTTTGGGCGGTGCGGGGATTGGCGTGGGTGGCTCGCCAGGCTTCAGCGGAGCGGGCTTCGGGTCGAACATTTTCGCGCCGAGTTCGGTAATACTCGCAAGCGCGTCGGCGATCTTGCGTTCGTTCGAGCGTGAAATTATGTTCATGGCGGACTCGATGCTTGATGCGCTAGCAACGATCTCCTTGTCCATGTGCGCCGCAACGGTCATGAACTGGCTCATGTAGCCAATTGTAATGCCTATGGCTTCGGCCGTTTGCGTCTGGGTCCAAGTCTTGTCCTGCAAGACGTAAAGCTCGTGAATGCGCTTCACCGCCTGTGAGTTTTCCTGCCAAGACAAATCTTTCCGCTTGAGATTTTCTTCCAGTTCAATCAACTGCCGCTCGGTCTCGGAGAGTGTGTTCGAGTATCTGACCGGAACGGTGTGTAGGCCAAGCTTAATCGCGGCGGCGAGTCTTCGCTCACCGGCGACGAGCACGTTCTCTGGTGTGATGATTATCGGATTGAGAATTCCCTTGTGCGGGATTGACGTCAGCAAGTCGCTCACGTCGATGTTCTTGCGTTGCCGCTTCTCGCGGTCAACCATAATCATACTCGGCGCAATTTGTGCGTAATCATTCGAAAGCATTTTAGCCCCCTACAGTGTCTAGTCGTGGGTGCTCCCCTGCGAGTTTCCTGGCAGGGGAGCGATTCAGAAAGCTGTGACGGCGGATCAGCCTTCTGAATTCTGTCCTTTCAAGTTTCCGATCTCGTTGTTGGGCGGCGCGTCGGGGTCTTGCTGGTTTGGACGCAACAAAACTTCGGCGATGATCGGCTGATTGAGAGCGTCAGGAACGCACTCGCCAAGCGACCGGCCAGCGGTCGGAATGCCGCACGACTCGAGAAATTCCTTGAGTCGGTATTCAGCATCGGGTGTGAGGTAGTAGTCCTTGCGAAGTTGCTTCTTCGCAAGGTCGATGCCTTCGAGAGAGTCCTTCTCCACGTCCTCACCGGCGGAATTCAGCTTGATGTGGAAGCGGCAGTAGGGAGTCTTTTTGTTGTTGGACTCACCGTATTCCTGCTTCTCGACGGAACCGAAGTAGGTGCCGGCGGGAAGAGCAGGCGGACGCTTAACCTCGTCCATAGGCTTCGAAAGAAGGGCTCGAAAATCAACAGTCATTTTAGTTCTCCGTGTTATCCCAGACCATGATAGTCCAAGATGGCTGAAGCCCTGCGAGGGGCTAATTCCAGTGGTTGAGGATCAAAGCTAAAATCGAGGCAATGAAGCCAGAAATGATCAAAAACCAGAAAAGATATTTTGTCATGTGCGAAGTGCCTTGAAGAAGTCCGCGAGACCAGTTTCAATTGGGTACTCTTTAGCAACGGCGAGCGGGGCGCTGATTTTGGCGTTCACCAGTTGCCCGCCGATAACCTGTGGCACGGTGAAGATTTTTCGTTTTGCCATGCTTCCAGCCCCTTCTGTCCGGGCAATGAGCATGTTGTTGAACCAGCGTGGCACGTGAGGTGAAAGCGCGCGGCCGATTGTAGATGGGTAGCCAATGGGCATTCCACCGCTATTGGGCTCGTCTGGCTTAGGAGCGGTGCCTTGCTCAGTGACGTACACGATATGGCTCGTGATGATGACGTTGCATTTGACTTCTTTGTCGTAGAGCATCGTGAGCAAGTCGCGGATGTAGTTCTGGGCTTGGCCGATGTCGCGACGCGCTTCGTTTTGGGTGGGATTTGCGGCAAGTTTGCCATTCATGGACAAGTGATGCGTGTGGGCTGCAGTTGTGCACATTGTTAGTGAGTCGATCACCAGCACAGTATCTGGCCCCCAAGTTGTGATCTTGCCAAGATTGATGTCACCATCTTTCCATTCATAGAGCAGGTTCATGGCCCGTGCCCAAGCTTGCGCCTTTGTGTAGTACAGCTTGCCGTTCGCGGCGGCCTTCATCGGGTCGGTGAGCGTGACGTAGTGCACGTTGTCAAGGCAACTTGGATTGGTTTTCAAGTAGCTCGAATTCGGGTGCGTGAGCCAGTGCTTGAGCACGTCGATGCCGTTGTCGAAGTCGAGAATTCGGAGTTTGTATCCGGCGGCAGCAAGACTCGCAAGGGCGCCAGTTTTTCCACTCGAACTGTCTCCAATGAAGAGGAGTTTTGTTGTTTCGGAGGAATGGTGTGAGGAGAGGCTAGGCATTGGCGTATAAGCTCGCTTTTCCAAAGGTTAAGAGAGTGCTGTTTGACTACTTCGAGAGTGAGAACTGTGTTTGTGGGAAGGAAGACGAAAGTGTCAGTTGCAATGTCGTAATAGTAGGGCTCAAAAGCAGGTGCGGCCAGAGAAAGCTTCTTAACAAAGGGCAGTGCAACGAGCCCGCTGAGGAGTTTGAATAGAGAGCGGCGTTTCATTTTGCAGGCTCCAATTCCTTTTCAGGATTGAGCATAGCGGTGAAGATCGAAATGTCAGTATCGACTACTGGGCGGAAGCCTCTTGCGTCGAAAGAGCATTCCATGAAGCCCGCCGGATAATATAGCTTTGGATTGCGGACTTCTTCGAAGATCAATCCGAGAATGAGTGGATTGTGAGTTTGCAATTCGCGAATGGTCAAGATTTGTCCTATTCTAGGCAATAACTCGTCTCCATAGAAAAGAGCAAATCTATTGTCGATACAAACTACTCGCTGTCCAATTTGGAAAGCCATCAAATATCTCCACGAACTTGCAGGGGGTCCCAGACTCGTTTCACGAAGTCAGCTTTCAGCCAGTCATCTCTAACGCTCGGCGCCTTGCCGCAAATCCCTCTAAATACACAGCCACCATACATATCGCAGGCTTTATCATTCATGGGCCAGCGGCCAGAGCGGGCGTAAAACTCGGCCATCTTCGCCCACATTTGCCAGTCAGCAAGCCACTCTTCGCGCTGCGCTTCCGAGCGTGGCACAAAGCCGCGATAGAAGCGAGAGAAGGTGACAGCGATTTGCGCGGCGTCGATGATGATGCCATTGATGGGCAGATTATAAACCACTTTCCCTGCCAAATCATAGGTGCTCATCTGGTTGTCGGGAGAGAATTTGTCGAAGAATTCTGGCGAGATTGTGTTCTTGGAAGTCTTGCGGTCAGCTATGTAAATGTCGTCGTTAAACTGCACAATCCGGTCCATGTGGCCGCAGATGACGAGCGTTTCGCCTTCGCCGGTTTTATATCCCGAGTCGAAGCGGAATGATAGCTCGACCGCGGGTTTACCATTCGCCAGCGCCACGGTATGAAGCGAGTCGTGCACTCCGAATTGTTCCAAGTACCACACGACTGTGCGGAGCAATGTGAAGCGGTTTTTGTTAGGATCATCGCTGGTCCAAGGGCGTTTGAGCTTCGAGTTCCATGTGACGGTTAGCACATACTCGACAGCCTTGTCAAGAGCATCGTCATGGCCGAGGCCGGAGAAGCGCGCGTGGTCGTAGTGCTCAAGCGCCTTGTGGTAGTATTCGCCGAAGAGTAAATGCACGGACGTGCGGCGCGAGGTCCAGCCGTGAATAATACCTAGTTCGTATTTGCGCGGGCAGGTTTTTAGCTCGCCCATTGAGGTTGAGTCCCACGCGAGTTGCATGGTTGGAAGGGAGAGAGAGAATGAGGAGTTGACTGTGAGTTCGTTCATCGAAATGTCAGCCATAGGATGAAGATGATTAAGACTGTGCCGCAGACTAGGCTAACGTTGGGATCAACTAGCTCGATGATTGCTATCATGCTCAAAGCCCCAGATCATCGAGGCTGAGGGTGCTTGGCTTTGGCTTTGCCGCTTTGCTTGGGCGGGTTTTGCCGGCGGCTTCGTCCACGAGCCACTTGGCGCGCATTCTTCGCAACTCCGCAACTATTGCGTCCCGGTCGGCGCGCTTCATGTCGAGCGGGTCACGGTTCATGATTTCGTTAAGCGAGTCGGTAGTGGCTTCGGAGAGGGGGTTTTCATTTTCTGGGGTCATACTTCAATGTCCAGTTCTTTTGAAATGGGACCATTATGAGTGTTGGCCTTTTCGCGCAGCCCGTTTAGGAATCTTCTTATAATCAGCCGCACAGCTTTCGTGTGACCCATGTTCGAGCCATAAAGGGACTTCAAATCTTCGAAGTCTCGCTCGAAAATATGTAGGTGTATCCTGACTAGTGGCTCTTCTTCATTCCGAGGCATTCTTGGCAAGCTCCTCTGACGGCACTACACCGCCTTTGACTATCCAGATTTCGTTTGGTTCGGGGCGGCGACGGAACTGGAGCAAGTCCAAGTCCTTGTCCCCTGCTGCGCGTCGCGCGGCGTAGAGTTTTTGAATGGCAAATGCCACATCCGGCGCGGAAACGATAATGCCTATTGGCGAGCCGAGTGCGCGATAGAGCAATTCAAGATCGTCGTGATTTGCCATTTAAAAGCTCCTTCGAAGGTTGCCCGGCCAAACAAGTGGGCGAGACTAATCTGGCCGGGCCGTAAGAATGCTCTGTACCTGGGGAAGCACAAAGCCTTCCTCGTCAAGCGCGGCTACGCGCTCGGCGTCTCTTCGAAGAGCAAATCGGCAGAAATACTCGACATGGTGTCGAAGCGGCGTCGAGCTTCTGCACGGATTGCTTCGTTGGTCAGAGCGTGTTCGTGAACGAGTTCTTCGAACCGGCCTTCTGGCAGGTCTTCGCGCTTCATATTCTTCGCGCGGAGTGCCTCGTTGATCTTCTCACGCGCAATGCTGAGAGCGATCTTGCTGACTGGATCGGTCGGGGCCTTGCCGAGAGCCTTGCCACGGAATTGGTAACTTGCAGCGTAGGAGGCGAATTCTTCTTTCAAAGCTGCGAGCAGATCATCTGGGATGGTCTCGCCGTTCTTTTTGAGCTTCTTGACCTTGGCGCTGAAGTTATTCGTGAGGTTCTCGTAGTAGGTCTGGTTGAGGGCAGCGGCCTCGACAGCGTTCAGCGTATGACCTTCTTGAAATCTTTCAGGTGCGTCAAACGTAATTCCAGCGATGGAAATCTCTGGCATGAGAGAAGGCTCCTTGATTTTGGTGGGGGTTGTGACAATAGGCAATGTGCATGATTTGGCGTTTAGTGTCAATGGGATAAGGCGCGGTGTGACATTTTAATTATTATAGTATCACACCGTACCTATAACCCAAGATCAAACAGCGACAGCACGCTGCGTTGCTGCTTTTCCACGCCCGGCTCATAATCATACGCAAAGAGCCGTTCTAACACGAGTTCAGGGTCGTCCAACCATGCGGCCCAGAGTTCGGGTAGCTCGCGAGTTTCAATTTCCCTCTCATGCCAAGTTGCATTGTTTGGCCCGGTGAGAAGCATGACCGAGACGATTACACTTGTGGAATGCTCGCCGGCCGCTGTGAGCATGATATTTGGCAGGACGGCAATGGGCTTGCCGCTTTTCGACAGGTACATGGGTGCTCCTGGAGTGTTGCATGGGCGCTGTGGATCGTGGTAGTGCATCAGAATGGTACTCCTTCGATGTTAAGAGTGTTAAACGGAGCAGATGGCTCGTGTTCTTCTAGAAGCTGCTCGCCGAGTCTAACAATATGGCTGAAGAGAATGTTTTGCATCTCGCGCGTGTAGTCGGCGCACTTGTGGCGCAAGTGCACGAACTCTTCAAGCAGCGTCTCCCGCACGATATAGTGCGTGAAGCAAGAATGCGCGAGGAGTATCTTGCCGTCTCTTGCCATGCCCTCGATGCCTTCGCCGAGCGTCTTCACGACTCGCACATCGCTCCGTGCGATTGGAAAGCCAATCTTTCCGCAGAAGGTAATATGCTCGTTGAGCGTAGCTTCTTCCGCCTCTGAGAGTTGCTCGTCTACGTACTCCACTTTCTCGCTTCCGGTGACGCCTTTGAAATAGAGTGCTTGCACGGTTGGCGCGACGGCGCGCGGATTGCTGCGCATTTGCTCTCGCATTGCAGCGCAGAACACCTCACTCGGCCGATTGCTGGAATAATCATAATCCAGCTGTCTTTCAAATCTCTGTTCAGGTGCAACGATTACATCGCTGACGAGCGAGTGATTGTCACATCTGGAGATAGTTTTCATGATGCAGTAGTTGACATCCCAAAGCGATGCAAAGCTGCGATCTTCTGTGAGCGTGGCGTGTTCGAGAATGTTGTAGGTGTAGATGCTGTGTTGTGGCAGGGTGTAGGCAGCAATTCCACGATAGAACAAATACGGACTGCCACCGGCGTATATTTCGCAGGAGGAGTTTGCATGTAGCAGCACCCTATCGTCTAGGATGAGGAACTTTCTTCGCTCTTTGTGAACAGCTTCGAACTTCTCGCCTTGAACTCGGATCGTTGTATGTCCGGCGCCTGGATGGCCACTCGTAAACCCTCCCCGCTCGTCTTTCATATTCGAGTAAAGTTCGCGATAAGCGTGCATCAAGTTCCAATTCATGCCAAGATGCGTGGTAAAGCCGAGTTGCTGGAGCGGCCCGCCGTTTTTCTGCATGGTGATGAAGTTGAAATGCTTGCCGCGAACGGTTTGCGGCAAGATGGCGAAGTTGTAAACGTCTTCACCAGCGAAAATCTGGAAGTGCTGGTCTTCGCGCAAGCATACGGCAATGGCATATTTCACGCCAGTTCCGAATATGCCAATTGCCCGCGAGGTGTCTTTCACGTTCACACCGAGTGTGATGATGGCGCGCGGGTCGGCTTCGCCGGGATTGGAGAAGTGGACGGTCATTATATGTTCCCCTTGTTTAATGCTTCGGCTGCTTGGCTGATATCCAGCTTAACAACGTACCACTTTTCCTCTCCCCACTTCTTTGTCATGGAGTACCACCAAGTGAATGGACCAGCTTTGCGCAGGATCAGGCGCTGATTTTCTGCATCTGGATCGCTGCCGCAATTTTCGAAGGCCAAGTCAATTGCGCCTTCTTCGGTGTCGGCAAGCGTTGAGAAGTCGTATCCACGCTTGCCTTTATTGACTACGTATTTTTGCATCTTTTCAGTTTCCTTCTGTTACCTTCTTGATCTTCGCTCGTGTAGGCCGTCTTCTGGCGCGCGGCGCACATTTATGCGAATGCTTGGCGGGCTGTCAGCACTTAAGAATTTATTATGCTGATCAATCCAGATTGTGACCTCGGTTCGCGATCCAGTCGGCTCGAAAATAATTCCGCTTCTTTTAAACTCCTTAATCAAATAGCCCTTCTCGACAAGGGCTTGGAGCCGGTTCCATGCTGTGCCATTTGCAATTTCGCGCAAGTGTGCGAACTCCTTGATTTGTGGAGCGCGCTCGTTGCTCTTCACAAAGCTACGAAATGCTTCCAAGTCGTCTCGTTGCTTTTTAGTGAGAGGAGTTTTCACGGCGAGGCTTCCAGCCAATTGGCGTGAGATAAGGCGAGAGGAAATTCTTCGCGCCCCAGAGAATGAACTTAGACTTGTCCATCGGTGCATGAGCGTATTTTAGCTCGGGCACGACGACTTCGATACCACGTGGGGATTTGCAGAGCACGTCGAAGACTGTGCCGTCGCGCGGAGCGGTTTCCATTGGGTGCCATTTCATGACTTGAACTCGAGAATGTTCTTGACAGCGAAGTCTCGAAAGCTATTACGGTCTAGGTCGTAGCCACGAAGCATCCATTGCACGTCTGGGTGCCAAGGAGTGTTTCCGTAGAAAAACACTGGTACTTCGATGCGGCGCCATTCAACTGCATCTCGATGGTTTTTGTATTTGAAACAAAGAGTTGGCATTTCGACAATATTTGTCATTTCTTCTTCCTCACGAGTTTGATGTTCACGTCGAGCGCCTTGCAGACGGCCATTACGGTTGCGAACTGCGGGCGCTTGGTGCGGCCACGAAACCAGTGCCAGAGCGTGATACTGGAGACGCCAGACAAGGCTTCGACTTCTCTGTAGGTGCGATTGCCGACCAAGCGATAGAGTGTGGAGATGATCGGATCTTTTTCGGAGAAGTGGTAGTGTTTGTATGTGCGAGCTTTACGCATGGGGTAAGGTTTTCCTTTTTAAGTTTAGGGAGATTTGAGGGTGCGGGCAGCTCATGGCCCTGATCCGTGTGGGGGAACCAGCCGGCCCGGCTTTGCAAGTGCGAGCTTGTTCTCCAGATCGCGGATGTCCTTCGCCAGTTCCTCAATACGGGCATTCCGGCGTTTCAGTTCCTCGTTAAGAGCCTCTTTCACACTGTGCTCGTTCGCCAGCGCCTTCTCCAGTTCCTCGATGTGGGCGGCGGCGGCCAAGCGGAGTTCTCCGGGCTCGACAATGAGCGGCTCGTAGTCGGGGCCTCGATTGTAAACCTTTGAAGGCGCCCGCAACCTCTCCACAATATCCTCTGTGCCGAGCTTCTCCCCCGCAAATGGCATTCCCTCAAGCATATGTCGCACCATCGTTTCAGCCTGTTGGGCGTCGAGTAAATTCGTGCCCGATGGCTCATGCTTCCCTTGGAATGAAGTGCCCTCGTTATAGACGGCCTTGAAACTTACACCACCATCGGGCGCGAAGTTATCTGGCAACCGCCACGCGAGGAACTGGTCAACCATATGTTTGATTTGGTCAGGGGTCATTTTCATTTCTTTCTTCTCCCCCGCAGATGAGGGGCGGGCGAGGGACGCGCGGCGGTTCCATGCTTCGACAAGCTCGCTCTTGCTCCTCAAGTTTGGTCCCATTACTTCACAGGAAAGACACATCACATATTGCGTGTGAATGCCTTCCTTAAGTTCGGCCCGGCCGCCGCAAAACGGACATGCTCTCAATTCCTCGCTCATCACCACCATCCAAATTCAGTGCCTATGTTTGATGCCGCCGCAGACCAGCACGAAGAGAGCGAGCCAAATCCAGAAGACAGGAGCGAACCCCTTTTAGGCTGAATTTCTGTAAATCATGTTCTTCGCTCATCCGCGCTCTCCCAAAACCGCATTGTGATGGATACCGTATTTATTCTGCAACTCCATAAAGTCACCGAAGTGATATAACGGCTGACGACCGACACGAATGTCTTGCTCGTTATGCGCTTGCATTGCCATAGCCTCGATCTGAGCGCAGGCAGCTTGCGCGATGATGTATGCCGCTCTTTCGATCTCACTCATCCGCGCTCTCCTTCTGTCGGGGCGGGAGCGGCGGCGAGCATGGCGCGGTAGGCCGCAGCGGTCTCTAGGCGAAATTGGCATCGCTCAGCGTCGTCCTCGACCGCAAAACGTTCCATTACCACGGGGCTCACAACTTCATCACTTGAGTGCCGATATACTTCATATGGAAGTTTTTCGCCCTTATTACGCCTAGTGCCCCAGCGTTCCAATTCGGCAAACCAAGCCTTCCGCATTTCATCTACCATCTCAATCGGGACCAGCTTCCAGCCTGTAGGTGTGGTGGCAGCATGGGCAAGCGCACGTTGTCTCGTCACCGCGCGGTCAGCAACGAGCGCCTCGGCTACACGCTGAATGAGACCGCTTCGATCATTGATCGCTTGATCCGCAATCCATTCGGCAAATTGAACGCAGGTGATTTTCGTTTGCCGCCATTGGCCGTCCCGCACGGTGATTTCACCGCAGCCTTCTGAGGGTGGGGCGGAGAGAGCTTCGCGGGCCTTGTTGACAGCCTTTTGCAAGAGGTTAGGCCTGCCGACAACTTGGTTTGCTATGTGGCAGTCCACCGTGTGGATCAATTCTCGCAGCGCTTCTATCGCATTCATGGTGCGCCAGCCTTTTGTCATTTTGCTTCTCCTTCGCGTGTGGCGGCATTGTAGCCTTCCTCTGTGTTTGGAAAGCGCTTGCCGTTGATTTCAAAAACTGAGCCAGTTGTGTCGCACCAATTGCATCTATCCATGCCGCGATAGCCCCAACCGCAGCAAATAGGGCAGGTTTTTGGCTCAATGGACATTCCTAATCTCCTTAATTTGATTAACGATTGGAGTCAGCCTAACAACACGCTCTGCGACCGTTATTCTATACTCTGGCTTGTCTGCCATGAATTTGTAAAGTGCGAAGCGTAGCCGTCGGGCGGCTTCCTCACTGATGCACTCCACGTCAGTATAACGCGCGCCTTTTGCACGAGTCACGATTTCTTGTAGTTTGGCTTTGGGCCACTTAGACATTTGCAAAGTCCTCAGAGTTTGCAAGAATGAGTGTATGCTTCGAGCGAGTCTCGATCACATACTTGAGATTCAACTCTTGCTTCAGTTGTGCACTATTGCCTTGCGAAGCAGCGCGTTGTGCCTGCTTGCTTGGAATAAACCAAGGGTCGATATGGATGATGATGTCCCATTCGAGTCCCTTAGCGCGATGGCCAGTCGAAAGAGTGACTTGACCATGAGTCCGTGCGAAGAGATCGTCAAGTGCTTGCCGCAACTTTCCGGCCGTTTCGACTTCTCCGCTTTCGATCACCGCAACAAGGCAGTCGGCGCGATCTGTAATGCCGCTGATCTTGTGTTCTTTCTCGTTGGCGACTGCGAGAGAGATTTCTTTCTTACGCCACTCGTTGATAAGGCGGAAGCAATCCTCAGCGGGAATGTCGTCCAGCGGCATGATTTTGCGAGAAAGCGCGATCAAGTTCTTACCAATGTCTCGGCCAAGCATGTGACAGCCAACTCTCTGCTTGATGAGGCGGAATGCCGTGCTCAAGAGCGGCGCGTTGTTGCGGCACAAGATGGCGACTTCCGCATCGGGACGGTGCTTGAGTTCTTGGATTGTTTCCCACGACCAGTCTTTTTTCTCGGTCACAAGCAAATTCTTGTACAGACCTTCTGCGTTCGACTCGTGCGCGCGGAAGCCCGGCACATGCTCTTGCTGACGCTCGACGATGACTTTCGGACAGCGAAATGTCAGCATGAGCGGCAGGTCGATCCAGTCAGAACGCAAAGAACGGAGTTTCTCGATCGACTCGTGATCGGCTCCGCGAAATGCATAGATTGACTGCTTTTGGTCGCCAACGACCATGAGTCGATCTGCGGCGCAGCGCCGAACTTGGATGTGGTTCAGAGGCGAGAGGTCTTGCGCCTCGTCCACAAGGACAAGTGGGAAGCGCGGAAACACTCCGCCGAAAAGTGCCGACATATAAATCTGGTCGTCGTAGTTGATAGTTCCAGCAAACGCCTGCTGAATACTTATTGTCAGGGTTTCACGCGCAAAGCCGATGAGCGACGAGCCAACGTCGATGAAATGCTCATCAGCAATGTCCTGCCAGACTTCTTCGCGGTCTTCGACGAGTCCTTTGTAGTTCTTGGCGTAGCGTTGCGGGATCAAGCCTGCGTGCATGGCGCTCGACACAAGCTTGCACACGCCTGCAAACTGCTCGGCCGTGCCGCTGAACTGCGCGTCTTTGAAAACGTTCTTGACAATTGCGCCGAGTTTGTTTTCCTCGACGCCAAGGCGCTTGCCAATGGCCTTGCCCCATGCGCTGTGGCCGAGGCCGTTGAGGGTCTTGACTCGGAAGTTGTCGGGAAAACGCTTCTCCATGTTTTTCTTGGTCGAGACATTGAATGCGACTGCAAGAGCAGGTTGTTCGGGCGGAATGGCGCGAGCGATCATTTCGAGAGTCGTGGTTTTGCCGCAGCCTGCTCCGGCGTTGATCATAAGCGAACTCTTGGTTTCGCGCACGGCCTTGAGGATGGCTTCTTGTTCGAGTGTTGGTTTCATGATTTTGTCCTTTCGATGAATTGGGGAGTCAAGTCGGGAGCCGGACCTGACTCGAATATGTGGCGGTAGTAGTCTTCAAGCTTCGGCCAAAGCCATTTCGTGCCGCCAGCGATGAGGCCAAGGCCCCACGCATCTGCGCCAGAGAACGAGCATTCGCCGAAGCATTTGCCGCCCGGAAGAATGTCACATTGCTGCTCAGATTGCCAGTCTGCCATTTGGACTGGCGAATGCCAGCAGATAGCGATTGGATCTAGGCCACAGTTGTATTTGACGAAATCTTGGAACTGTGTCAAGTGGTCTACAGATAGAGGCAAATACCAGTTTGTGTTGACTAAGAGGCTGATAGCACCTTTTGGGCCGCAGAGCCGGTAGTGGATTTCGGCGGGATGGAGGCTGATTGGATTGGTGAAGTGCCATGCGCCTTCTTGGATGATTTCGCGAGTGAACTCGGTCATGTTGAGGGCTCCGAGAAGGAAATGTGCACATAGACGACTTCGTATTCGTGTTTGATGCGAGGAGTTGGGGCGAGTGTTGGATCGCCTTTGTAGCCAGTAAATTTTGCTTCACGAACTATTAAGTTGTCAGGTGTTATCGGCCCGCTGTTGTCTGCTTCAAACGTGCGAGCAAGCGGCCCGTTGCACCAAATTGTCAGAAAGCACTGGGCGTCTTTGCGCTCCTGCCAGAGTCTAGGAGGCTTTTTATCCAGCGGGACAAACTCGATGAATGTTTGGCCGTTTTTGGCAATGTTGGGGAATGTGTTGCCAGTTGGCTTGTGGCGCAATGCGTATGGCATTTAAGCTCCGTTTCTGAGTTTGAAAAGCTTGTAAAGAAACTCTGAATATCTGTATTCTTCAGCTTTGATTTGTTTGAGAGCTTGCTCGGCAAGCGGCAAAGCTGGACGGTCGTTAACCCAGTTATAATACGTGCGTAGCTCATCCACGTAGTCTTTGACAGCTTGGCAAGCCATTTCCAGTTCAAAATCTGTTAGGTCGAGTTGCATGAATGGGGCTCCTAGTTGATGGCGTCGTCGGGGCGCGGCGCAGCGTCTTGCAAGTAGGCTTTCTCCCAAAGCATGAAATCAATAACGTCGCTTTTCAGCTTTGCGAGTACGTTCTCGATGATGACTTCTGCATCTTCGCGGGAGTAGATCATGGCGGCAATGCCGAGCGTGAATGCTCCGAGAAGCGCATTGATCTCGTTTGTGTTGGAAGCACGCACGACCAAGCTCATTGCATCGCGTGTGTAGAGCGTGTTTGCAGTTGGCTCTTTGATATGGTTAGCGATGAGCTGTTGAAGCATTTCGTGGAGCAAGGACATGAATTCTCCTGTAACGTAGTCTGTCTAATAGAAAGAGCCCACCGCGAGGCAGGCTCCAGTTCCGTGCTACGTGCCGTGTTACGCAGGCACGACTTCAATCGTGACGAGTGGCTTGCCTTCGCCATCGTAGGAGAGTTTCGAGCTTGCGAACTTGTGACTCCCGCCGTTGATAAGGGGCGCGATCTGGCTTGCGCTCGTGGCTTTGACGTAGCCCAGATGCCAAGCGTCTTTCGCGAGTATGTCTTCGATGGGGAAGCCGAAGCCGCTGGCAAGCATATTCAGATCATCATGCGCGTCTTTTGGAATATCCGCGCTTTTAAGCATGAGCTTGATGGCGTGCTTGTCATATTCGTTGTCGGGTTCAGTCTCGGCTTGCAGAGGAAAGTCCGTTGGGAGGACTTGCAGGAGTGCCTTGGCTGGCGGGCGGAAATGCATTCCAACAAGCGGCACGGTGAAGAAGGTCATTTTGAAGCAGCTCCTTTTGTGGGGTGAAAGGGAAAGGCACGGCACATGGAAAAGGCACGGCATTGCATGAGGATTGGCATAGGATTGATAGGCAAAGGCAAGGGCGGCGATTTGGGCGAAGGGGCATAGATAGTGGCCGATTTGGCGTTTTGCCGTCCTAGGGCCGTTTCCGGCCCATTACCGGGCATTGTCAATTTGTTCCTGTTTTCTCTGTTTTCTCGCTTTCTGCTCCCTCCACAACTTGCAGCTTCGGCACTTCTGCCGAATTGCGTTTGCGCTTGTCCACAAAGCCTGCAAGCTCGTCGTTGAACATCGAATAATCCGCAAGTCGGGTGTCTTCTTGGTCGAGCATTTGCTGGAAGAGGGCGTTCATTTGGCGCACGAGGTCGTTTGCGTCGGAGTTTGCGAGGTCAATCTGCCGGTTCAAGTCGTTGAGACGGTCTTGGCGTTTCTGCTCGACAAAAGCAAGGGCCTGTGAGTGAGCGAGGCGCAAAGCGTCTCGATTGCGAGTGGAATGCTCGGCCATGCGGTCAACTCGGGATTTGGCAAATTGCGTCTCGTCAGCTTTGGCGGCGAGAGCGGCTTTGAAGAGTTCATCGGATTTTTTCATTTCTGCTCCTAGATTTTGTTTTGGAATTTGAAGTGCTCACGAAGCATTTGGGCGTTTTTCCAGAGTGTGCTGATTTGGATTTCATCTTTCGTCAGATTGCCGCCCGCGCCCATTTCGGCCCAAGTTTCAAGCTGAACAATTGCTTGCATGATGCCAGACGCGACGCCACTGTGGAATGACTCGTGCTGGATGGCAAGCTTTTCATCTGCGAAAAGTACGCCGTCAGATGCCTGCCAGCTTTCAATTTTCTTTACCATGCTTCTTTCCTTCGTGGTTGATTTCGATGTAGAATTCGATCTGGTTGAGAAGCGATTGGATGTGGGGCGGCAAGCCGGCTTCGCGAGCGTCGCGAATGGCTTGCAAGAGAACGAGAATGCGAAGCGCTACAGCCATTTCCGATTAATCTCTTTCATCATCTCAAGAGTCGGACGATTTTCTTCGCTCACTCCAAAAGCCACCACGGCGCATTGTATCCAGCCGAGATAGCGATTGCGCTTTGCTTCGTCCATCTCGCCTTGCATTTGCAAAAGCATAGTTTCTAAATGCTCGTATTGCAGAGAGTCCTCGCCAACGTCGCAGTTGTGCATTCCATACGCGTGGGCGAGTTGAAGAGTTTCTTTAGCAGCTTCGATTGTGTTCATTTCTTTCTCCGTTTAGTGCGCAGGGCGCGAATAACACAAGTCACATGGGCGTGAGAGTAGTCTCGTAGCTCGAGTTCGCGCAGCGAATGTTCGAGCTTGAAAAGCTGGCCGCGCTTTGGATGAGTGCAGATGCTCTCAGGGCAACCACGCGCGGCGCGTGGCATTGGCTTGCCAGTGTAGCGAATTATTGTGCCCCACTTCATACTCTGGTGCATTTCAGTGGGCTCCTAGCAAAAAAGCCATCTGGCAAACATGGCAAACGCGAATGCTTGAAATGTGAGCCAGATGGCGAGAGCGAGAAAACGGATCATTTGCTTTTGTTCGACTTTCCGGCCTTGCTCAGGGCGATAGCAACGGCTTGCTTTTGCGGCTTGCCGGCTTCGACTTCTCGCTTAATGTTCTGCGAGATGGTTTTCTTCGAGGAACCTTTTTTGAGTGGCATCTGTTAGACTCCTTTCCTGTTGGCAGACTCAGTTGCTTGGAAGAACAGCAGCGCAGCGGCTTCCATGCAAATCGCCCGGTCCAGTCCGGCAAGGCGGTTTGCGAGCTTTGCGAGTTCGTTTGCGACTTTACGCTGTGCTTCGACGTGGAGCGAGACAACTGCATAGCCGTGCTTCGCGAGATGCTCTTCGAACTCGCGTGGGTCGTCAGTCGCGCCAAGACGGGCAGAAGCGATGGCTTGGTGTTTAGCGGAGCGTTTCATGGCTTGTCCTTATATCTGATATACAATCTGTCTACTTCGAGTTCTTGGTTGGCCCACTCGTCGCCATCTGGGATGCGGAGGAAGATCTCCGCGTTTGGTGGCACATCTGGGAGTGCTTTGCAGAGGATTTCGAGAAGTTGTGCGAGGGATAGTGCAAGTGTGCGCATTACCACAAGTCCTCTGAGAAGAGTTCTTTGCCGCGTAGTGGCGCGTCGATCTGGCCGTGGCGCAATGCAATCGTATGCGCTTGGAAACGCGACACGAATTTGCCAGTTGAAGTGATGAAGCCTTGGCTCTCGGGCGGCCAGTTGGGGTTCACGCCGTGCTGGCAGGCGAAGCGCATGATGTCGCCGTGGCGCTTTGGTGCGGGGAGTGACCATAGCTGGCCATCTTCGTCAATGAGTGCTGCAGCGATTATGCGGTTGCCGAACTCGGCGAATGTATGGGTCATAGAACTCTCGTGAAAAGAAAGAATTTCGTTTTGTGTAGTGCGTGACGCTCTTTGATGCTCATGTTTTGCTTGCCGTGGCATAGGTAATCAGTGCCATTTGGTAGCACGTAGCCAGTGGTTTTGGAGAATTTTCTGTCGCGGAACTCGGTTTGGAAGCGCAATTGCTCTAAGTAGGAGCAATCTGCGTAGCAAGTTACGCGAATTTTCTCGCCGATTTTAAGCTCGGCGAGACGCGCTCGAAGTGGGTTCATAGAATGTCCTCGACTGAGAATTCTTCTGGGGGCGTCCATGAGTCGTAACGGGATTGCAGATACCGCACAAACTCCTCGTTTCGTTTGATTGTTGCTGCAAGTTGCCGCAAGCGAGCTTGCAAGCACGCATCGTATTCGCGAGTGCCTTTTTTCAGGGTGACGAACTTGTTATTTACACGAGTCATAAGCTCGTCGGGCGGATTGGCTTTCACGTCATCTATTTGCAGCACGAGCGATACGCTGTGTTCGAGCACACGGCGTTGCACAGCAACGATCCGCTCTCGATCTTGCTCGTATGGCAGATGTCGTGCCCCTTCGCAAGAGCTTGTCTGCCAGCCGCTTTCAGGTCGCTGATAGCCGTGGTGTGCGATCAGGCCAGAAGTGGACTTGATGGCTCGGCCGCAGATTTGGCAGTGCGTTAGTGCCGGCTCGTTGCGTTGCGTGCTCATTGGAGGTTTTTCTCCTGCAAGATTTTATATTGCATGCGTCCCATTAGGGCAAGCGAGTCTGCCCATGCGTCAAGCGGTGTGGGATTGCCGTAGTCCAAAACTGTGTGCATGAAGAGCACGGCCTGAGCAAGGCTCATGGTTGTGGACATTTCAGCAGGATTGCCTTGGTGGCGTTCCGAGAGCAGCGCGAGAATTTCGCGGGCCGTGTCGCTGTGAAGAGTGGACATCTGCAAGGCTCCTTTTAAATAGAGTGGGCCGCCCAACGATTACATTGGGCGGCCCGTCGTGACGAGCTGAGAAAGGCACTAATCAGTCGTCACAAGTCGAGACGCTTGAGCGTGAAATAGACTTCTGTCCATGTGCGGAGCGGGTCGTCGTTCCAGCCAGAGATTATTTCGATTTCGTTTGTTGGATTGGCTGAATGTGGTTCAATGAAGGATGCAAGTTTGTGCATGTCTAGGGCGGGGAAGAAATGAATGACTTGATATGCCCACGGATTGTGAGGCAAATGCTCAGGCCGTTTTACGCCCTCGAAAGCGCCCTTGATCCAGTTCTCAGGCTTTGAGAGAAGTTCGTGTGCTTTGATCATGACGAATTCCTGCTCGAGCTAGAAGGTGGTAGATGGCTTGCCACTCGGCGGCTTCGCGCTTTTTCGCGGTGAAGAGTCGAGTGACGAGTTGTTTGTGGGCGTGGTCGGTGAGCGCAGCAAGCACGGCGTGGAAGGCAGGCTCTTCGAAGAGAAGCTCCTCGACGACTTGGCGCGGCGTCATGGTTGGATGGCGGCTCATGCTAACTCGCCACGTGTGAGCAGGTAGATGGAGTTCTTGGTGAAGAGTTTTCGTGTCATGAAGTCGAATGCGTGAGCAGAGGATGTGTAAATGTGGAAGCCATCTTCAAATCGCTTCTTTCGGTCGAAGAAAACTCTTCCACTAAAAATTCTCTCGCCAATTGCGAATTGTGCGCTGTATACGAGAAGAATTGCGGTAAGCGAGTCGTCTGCATTGAACAGTGCAATGTCGCTTGAAGTTGGCTGACGCTCGTTGGCGCGGGCAGCAAGGCGCTTGCATTCGTCGCAATCGGGATCGACGCTGAACACGTACTCGGTGTTGGGCTTGAGGATGATGCGCTTTGACTCGCAGAGGCGGAGATTGATCATGGAGTGGCCTTTCTTTTTAGAGTTGCAAGTTCAATTGCTTTTTCTGCGTTAGAAGCACGTTTTAGATAAATGGCACGCTGCCGTTTCTTTCGTGCTATGAAACTTTCGAGTGCGTCTTCTTGGGTCGCACAAGCAAAACGCTTTGTCCAACTATGATTAATAAATCTTCGCTTGCCAAATGCGCGAATTACAACGCCGCATGGGGTGGCAGAGAGGAATTCAAACTCTAGCAGACGCAAGCGTACATGCGCGCCAGTTGATATATACTCGCCAGTTTCATCTGTGTAGCCTTGGCTTTCTAGATAGTCTTCAAAGCGATACCACATAAAAGGACTTTCTAACAGGTGCTTCTAAAAGGTGATGGCGCGCTATGGGGCAGCGCGCCATCTGTGAGATGGGATTGAGAGTTACTTGGTCATGACTGTGCTCCTTGCATTGCGGCTTTTGCCGTAGGTGCTTACATAAAAACAGCCCCAGAGAAGGGGCTGTAGAGTTTGTCGTGGTGTAGGGTTAGAGCCAGCCTTTTGCTCGCTGCTCGTTGGCCCAAATGAGTGCGGCACAGTAGACGCTCTGCTCGCAGGAGAAGGTTACTTGGCGAAAAGCTTCTATTATGGCGTATTCGGGCGGTGCAACGATGCTTGCCGGAATAGCAGGCCGAAAACCCCATCTGTCATCGAGTGTTGTATAAGAGTGCCCGATGAGGCTTCCGGCTGCCCAATACTCGCGGCCGTTGCGGCGATCGAGCTTGAGGATGAATTTCACGCCAGCCTCCCTCGCATTGAAAATCTCAGTCACGATGAGCCAAAGCATAACTCCTTCATCAGAGTTGAGCTTGGCGGCGATGTCGCGCAAGGTGATGAGTTGCGCTTCGGTGATTTCGTAGATCATGACTGGTTTGCCTTTCGGATGGAGTCTAGGGCGTAGATGAGATTGTCGCTCCAGTTGATGATGCCGTGCCATGTGCAGAAGCATTCGAAGGCTTCTTCCACAGAGAGTTCACGGAGGCGGTTGTCTTGCAATTCACTCGAGCAGTCTTCTATGCCGAGATGTTTGATGATTGCGTCGCATACGGAGTTGGGTAGTGCAGAGATGTTTTTCATTATTTGATGCTCCGTGCCAAGCTGACCGCGCCGCCGACGACGCGACCTGCTGAGAAGGCGCCCATGTCTTTGACGCGAATGAGCTGTGTCGGGCGCAGTCGCAAGCCACGCATTTGCTCAGCCCATTGCTGCGTCACGAGTTGATCTTTAAGCACGATCAAGCCAGTGCCGGTGGACTCGCCGCGAATGCGCTTCTGTGTGAGGGCCATTTCTTCGAGCCGGTCGGAAATGCGGTCTGCCATGCCGAGTTCGAATGATTGTACACGCGCGGGCTTGGACTTGCTTTCGCGCAACGAGCGGGCGAAGCGCGTGGACTCGGTGTCGATTGCGCTCTTCACGATGGCGCACATTGCAAGGCAGGCTGCGACATCGGTTTGAAAGCCAAAGAACTTGACCGCGCGGACTGTGACCAAGAAGCCAAGATCGAAGATGTCTTCTTGGCGAGTTTCGAAGTAACACCGCGTGGAGAAGAGCTTGCTTAGCGCGCTGGCGCAGGTCATCCAAGGGGTTTGCCGGTCAGACGAGTCAACGAACTCGTCTAGCAGGCAGCCTTGCGCGTCGGCACGGATGGTTAGCTCGGACTGCGCAATGTCGTACTCGGCGATGAGCCGCTCTAGATGCGCGGCGGCGAGAAGTGCTTCTTGCTCGCTTGCGCCATTGGCGATGGTCATGCGAGAGAGTTTGCGAACTTTCTCGATTATGGAGTCGCGATTGGTCATGGAATGTGCCTTTCCAAGAGTTTAAGATTGTGGGAGAGTAGCGTTATGCTGATCGATTTGGTCTGCGAGAGCAACGAATTCACGTGCGAGTTGTGCTACGACGCTGAATGGCATATTGCGAACTATTGCAATGCCGAGTTCGACTCGCTTTTTGCCCGCTTCATATGCGATGTCGTGAATGTGCTTCATGATTTGCGTGTCCGCTGGATGGTGAGCAAAAATCCGCCGAGGCAGATGTAATACGCACAGTTAGTTCGGTTTACGAACCAGCGTGAGCGGAATGAAGGGTTGAAGTAGACCATTGGGAGTGCCTTTCTGTTTTAGAAGCCGAGTTGCTTGAGTGCCTCGTCTGGATCATCGGAGAGCTTTTGACGTGCTTTGAGCTTTTTGACCTCTTCTTCGATCCATGCTTGTGTTGGTTCTGCGCGAGTGCCTATTTTCGACTCCGCTGGTAACACCATGCGCTCGTGCAGGAGTTGCAAAGCAACTTGTAGGCCGCGCTCGGTTGCTGGTAGTGCGACAGCATGGCCGGGCGAGTTGCGAGTTTCTGGAAAGCCGAGCATTAGTTTGTCGCCTGCGAGCCAGATGTTTGCGGCGTAGGCTGGTAGAGGATAGGTCATAGGGAGTTGCCTTTCAGGCGCGAAATGGGATTTCGTGCCAAATTGCATTATTGCATGGTTGCGTCATTGGCAAGGGTGTGGCGGATTGTCGCAGGGCAAGGCATGGGGTGAGGTCATGGGATTGTGCCGGGCAAGGGGCCGGTCATTGATCCGGCACGTGGGCGTGTTTAAGTCTTAAAATGGCCCATAGCATTGATTTTGCGCGATTAAACGGCATTTCGCCGCACATTATATATGTGACGTGCGGCGATGCCTTGCGAGTTGCCCAGTTGCGTTGCATTGCATGCCCGTTGGGGCGCTATTCCATGCTCGTTGCATCTGGCAGAGGCCATGTGTCTACCAATTCGCCATCTAGCAGGAACACCCCGCACCACATGGTTTCGGGCGGTTCAGCGAGCCGGACGAATTCGCAGAGCGGAAAGAAGCCTTCTTTCTTGCCGTGTGTCCAGCGTGCGGCACGGAACGCGCACTGGGTACGGTGGATGCGCTTGAGAAGTGCTTGATCTTCGATGAGGGGTATCATGTCATTCCGCTGCCCCCTGCGGGGGCCTTATGAAGGAGTGAGATGGGCGGATTACTCGGCAGCGCGTGAACTCGTCGCGTGTTCCGGGAGTGCGGAAGGCTTTGGCGTATGAGCCGGGCGGCAAGGAAATGATTTGTTTGGATTTGAGGATGAGTTGAACTTGCTCGCGGGAGGTGTTTTGCAAGAGCACGTTGTATTTCTTTTCGTGGTAGTAGTTGGTAATTTTGATCATAGCAAATCCTCAAAGCTTGTTACATCCTTCACCGCTTCCGCTTGCGTATCTGGATCGGGTGGAGTGATTGGTTCTGTAAAACTCGGGTCGATTTTTTCGGCGCGTGGCGGCGCGGCGCGTTGAATAGGTGCTGGCATGGGCGGCGCAGCGGCGAATTGAGGCGGTGGTGTGACGTGCGTTCGTGCTGGCAGGATTGTGTCTGAGGCGTATCGCTCGCCAAGGCCCATCTTTCCGCGCTTTTTGGCTTGGTAGCGTTGCGAGTAGTTGTTTCGCTGCTTGGCGTGTTTGAAGTGGACTTGTTCGGCAGTTAGCAACTCGTGATTGGGGATTTCAAGTTTATGGATGGCGAGTACCACAGAGCGAAGAGTGTTTTCGAAATCGTGAGTTTTTTCAGCTTGGTCGAGCCATAGAGTTGCGTCTTCTTTTAGATCGTTCACGCGGTCTAGCAGGGCTTGCCAAGAGTTGAGGATGGAGATGAGGCGATGCTGGGTAATGGGCATGGTGAGGTGGTTGTCCGGGTTGATTGTGGGTAGGTTGATAATATCATGTGGTTAAGGGTAATCTATTAATTTTTTCCGGTTTCTCTCCTCTCTCCATGGGGTGTCCCACCAGCCGTATCCCACCTGTCCCTCTCCTTCTCTTTCTTTTCTAAAAAAAAAAAAAAAAAAAAAAAAAGGGGGGAAAAGAGGGTTTTAGAGAAACAAAAAAAAAAAAAAAAAAAACAAAATAAAAAAAAAAAAAAAAAAGAAAAAATGATAATGTCGAAAGATACTATGATTATAAAAATTAAGTAGCTAAAGAGTTTTTTTTTGAATCTCAAGTTTTTTTTTTTTGTTGTTTT